TGCATTACTGCAGAACCCTTGCTCATAGCGAGACATCAGAGAGGGGATTGCAAGTCCCCACCCCTAGTCACTAGCCGAAGCTAGATGCGCCTCCACCCGCGTTTTATTTGTACGCTGCGGGGATGCGTAACCTCATCCGGTACGTCTCCGGGTCCTGCGGTAATATTCCGCAGTAATCGGAGCCAGCCACTTAATGTCGTCGCCGCTTTTCTCGGTTTGAGATACGCGGCTTTGATCTCGGTGGTTTGATACTCGATGCGATACCTCGTTCGAAAACCTAACGCCTTGTTTAGGCGCAGGACATCCTCGTAAGTATCCACGTTCCAGTTCGGGTAGCCCGAGTTTACTAGCCCATACGGTACTTTGCCGTATGTGCGTTCAACAAGGGTCCTCATGTACCGTGCCGTGTTCTTGTATCCCATCGCATAAAAGCGATTAGCATAGGACACATAACTCACGTACACCGATGCGTCTGAGGGTCTGCCGGTCCACACAGTCTTGATTCTCGTGGGTGTAACATCAACGCCTTGAAAAGCGTCCATGCCACACGATTCACGAAAGTAACCTTGACTGAAGCACTTGAGTCGATTCACCTTTAGGTGATAGTACTCTAATGCAGTGGAAACGGTCTGCATAAGCGCACGAGGAACAATTATGTCATCCCCGTACACGAACACTGACCGCGCAGCTGCGCTGCTAGAGTAGCCCGTCGCTTTCACGACGGCAGCAACAGAAAGAGCCCAAAAAACAAGCGCTTCGACAGAAAAGCATATAGCTGATCCCATCGGAGCAAACTTGCAGAGCTCAAACACCCTGCCATCCGGCAGTATGGTCGCTGTTGTGCGTGCGGCATCAAGGTATCGGAACACCTCCTTAGGGAAGAGCTCCTCTACCAATCGCCGTGTTACACGATCCGAGGCATCCTTGAGATCAAGTGTAGCAAATTCGCGTGTCTGACTGGAAGTCAGGGCTAGGTTGCGGTTGACCTCTTGGTTTTGGAAATTGATCTGCCCTTTTGTGAGTCGATGACTCTCGAGCCGATCAACCAATACTCGGTTGATTCCCTGCTGGATGTATTGATATTCCAGAGGTTCACAACTAATGAGTCTTGGTCCCCTCGAATCCTTCGGGACTAGCACCACTTTAGCCGTGCCCGTCGCAAGACGTTCAAGGCCGAAGTACCAATCCTTCCGATCTTCTAACTCGCTACCCCATCCGGCTACGAAGTACTCGTAGTACGGATACGACTCGTGAAGCTTTCGGTAATGGCGTTTAAATAGCCACTTGTCGTCCAGCTTCTCCCCGGTCGCTACAGCTCCTGGCCCATGCTTAGGCTTGATATCCTTTAGGTTTACACCATGAAGGACTTCCGCTACTAGATCCTTGGCGACACGAAAGAAATCTGTGTCATAGTCTTCGGACCAACCAGCGTTTTGAAGCTCCACCTCTGTGTCAACAAAGTTCTCAATAACTTGAGACTCGAGACACTTCGAGTATGGGAGTTCAAGCTTGTAACAAAGGAAGCACACCTGCCGGAGGTCTTTTATAACCTCTGGCGGGCAGTCCACGGCCAGGCACCCCTCGGTGTCAAAGCATTTGCTAAACAACCCCTGCAGGAATGCAGGAATAGTACGCGACTTATGTGCCTTTTTGAAGCACTTAGGCGCGCAGAGCATTTGCGTCTCCATAGCCTCATCGAGCGCCTTCCCGAGTTTCGGGAGGGTTTTCGTAAGGAAGGACAGTCCCTCGTTAGCGTATCGGCTTTTCAGCTCATCCGCGTCACGATTAAGGGACTTAGACTCCTCAGGATATTTCGCTACCAAATCGGCGAACATTTCCAGGTACAGCGCGACCGCAAGGTCGCCTTGGCTCTTCAGAAGGTCCCTATTCAAGGGATTCCCTTTCCGTGGCCAGATCCTAGCAGGAAGTCAGGTAACTATACCTGACCCCGCAACAAAGCCCTCACGTAACTGTTGGTCTCCCCCGTGTCTGCGTACCCGATTATAGAGTACACATGCTGACACAAGTGGATCACGTCATCGACGTCAAAGACGCCGTTCCGTGGCACCGCGATGGTGAGATTGACAACAGCTGTGCCCTCGTTCCCAGTCAACGAATCGCGCTTCCGCATCGAAAACTGGACGAGGTGACGATCGGTGATAAGCTTATTCTGCTGAGACGTCGTATGTGAAATACGAAATATCTCGGGCAGATCGAGCGACGAATCCTCACGGATGCGTTCACTTGACTTGAGGTCCTGTCCCTTAAGGACAAAAGTGACACTCGCGTCATGGTCGTCTGCAGTGTGTAAGGCTACCTCTGCTGGGATAATCATCTGAACACTGTTTCCTGTGGTCGATAACCTCGACATAGGTTCGCTACCGACGCTCTATATAAGGCCCTAGGCCAAGAGTAGCGCAAGCAGCAGTTTTTGGAGATCTGTAAGGCCATCCTCTAGGAATACAATACTACCGAGGGGCAAGCCCTTCTGCCGTTCGTATATTGACCCGACAACTAGTCCGTCGCTATAGGGGTGAACACCCCTTGATGGCGTGAACGAATCGTCAATGTCATACGAATACAGCTCGTACGCGAATCGCTGTTTAATGGAGAAGGTTGATTCCTTCACCGTGATATAACCCTGAAAAGGGCTTACAGCGAACGAGTCGAGCACGTGCTCAAGATTCACAAACCACTCCAGAACAAAGCTGAAAGGAATTGCATTCCAGACAGTGTTCCAGAGGTTGTTGAAACCAAGAGCGGCCATAATCGCATCGACCTGAGCAATCGCATTGTCGAAACCAGAAATCCCCATTTCCACTACTATAGTGGAGTACAGGGTGGTCACTGCAGTGCGAGGCATCCCCGTACACATCGTCAGAGCTTCATAACTC